CTAAGCCTCATTAGTACTGAGTTTCCCAGAAGAAGTTAGAACAGAAAGCGCATATCGACTAGGTAAAGGAGATGATTTAACTGCTTTACCAGACCATATGCTAGGCCAGTAATAACCGGTTACCCTACTGCGTGAAAAAGCGGCAATTTTGACTTCATCCCCTTGGTTACCGCCCAGTACCATCAGATTACCTTTTGCATCTACGCCAACAACAAAACCAACATGACCGCCACCCTGTCGAGTAAAGGTAACAATACAGCCATATGCGGGCTTATCCAGCTTAGTCATTAATTGAGCATTATCCCATTCTCTTGCCCTGAACCAGTTTTTGACCACATATCGCCCAGTTTCACCCAAACAGTGTCCGACAAATAAACCGCACCAGGGCGTTTCATCATCACGCCACCATGCTGTGCTTTCCTTGCTGTACTTACCCATATCATCAAGCCATTTTATGATTGTCGGGTTATGTTTAGTGCCTTTAATCTCACGTAACCCGATGTATTTACGTGCTTCACTAATCCATGATAATTCTTTCATTAGTTAACCTTTTAAACCTTTCATGCATAAAAAAAGCAGCCATAACGGCTGCTGTGTATTGACTATTTAAATTTATTTATATATTATTAAATTATGTTTCCCCTTTAATACATTTAAAGCCCTCAAATACTCCTCCGTGTTGAGGGTATTTTTTTGACATAAAAAAGCTGCCTGCTGGCAGCTTATTCAATTCCCAAAAATTCACTTAGTCCATTTAATATCAAGCTTGCGCTTATTTTCGGCACAATCTTTTAAATACATATTCATTAAAACCTGATACGGCAATCCGGTTTCATCAGCCATATCTTTGAAATAAGTAATACTATCTTCATCAATCCGAATAGTGATTGTTTTCTTTAACTGTCCAGAATACGGATTGCGTTTTGCTTGACTAAAATCGTACTCTTTTTTCATAAATGTGCCTCGTATTGTTTGCGTTCTTGCTTGGTGGCCGTTCTTGCAGAAATCAAACGGATTGTATTGCCTCTTTCACAATGAATAACCACTAATATGCGTAAATTCTCACTCATTCCTAGCAATATGAAACGATCTTCGTCTTCGGAATGATCTGGATCATTTATTATCAAGGCATTTTCGTCCCAAAATACTGTAACAGCTTCATCAAATGAGACGCCGTGCTTTTTGATATTACTTGCTGCTTTTTCCTGATTCCATTCAAAGCCATTAATCATTCTATCCCTTTAGTTGTAAATATATTATATTTATATTTTAAATATACAACAAATAGTTAATTTTTATAAAGATGATTTTTTCATATCATCTATGGTTATAACTGTATCAATGGCATCAGTGCTCCAAATAGAAAAGCCAGCATTTAGCCGGCTTGAATCTGTTACACAATCAAATCACTATAACATTTGATACTGAAACAGGGTGGTACCCAAATCACTCATATTTGCCCCTAACTATTTGATAATTATAAATTTAGGGTGGTACCCAAACCTATGCATCATAGCAGTTGATTGCGTAACAGAATCAAGTTAGCCTACCAGCCGGCAGCATTGAATATTTATATAATTCAAATATTTATCTTGTAAAAACAACTAAAAAAGCCATGCAGCCGGCACCCTATTTCTTCTTATCATCTGTATCGCCGATTATCTTCTCCGCCCTGTTACACACAGCATTAATCAGTTTTTTAGCCAGCTTAGGCGCAGTTGCTTTGAATGCGTCTAACAGAGATTTAGAAGCCATTCCAGCAAATACACCGGCACCGGCAAACAGCCACGGGTGATCCTGTGTAAAGAAATACTCTGTTACTGCGGCTGAAAAAACCATGCCTATAATGATGAATGTCACAGTGAGCATTACCCCATAGCGTCGATAATCAGACACTACCAGCGAGCCGAGAAAGCCGCCGGCAAGGGCGAAACAAGTCGCCAGTGTAAATGCTTCATTCATCATTCACCGCCTTTTTTATCTTCTGCCTGTTGCGTGTTTTTAATCAGATTCCTGCCGGCCAGTGCGCATATGATGGCAATCAGCGGATAGGTGGTCATACCTGTAGACAATGGCGGATAGGCAGCGATAAACGTTCCGGATATTACGAACCAGATCAGTGCCGACCACAGCAGGCAGCAACCGGACAGAATATTGCTGCGGCTGGAATGACAAAAGGCAGTAAATAACTGCCCGATAGCAACCACAATTAAAATGGTCACAAACACCTTAGGATATAAATGCGGGAATTTGCCGTATAGATCCTCTTTAATTATTTCGTCACCATGCAGGCCGAACACCAGCGCAAAACCCAGCATAGCGAATCCGTTCAGTACTTCGATTATTCGCGTGCCGGTACCGAATAACCAGTTTTGTAGCCTGTCCGGTAAAAACCGGAAGTCCAGTAACCAGTAAAACCATTTAATCGCTTTTGTCATGACATATTTACTCCGTAAAAAAGCTGCCCGCAGGCAGCCTGTATTGTTGAAATTACTGTTTAAAATTATCCGTTCGGTAATGGTCTTTCTTTACCACTGTCTCCGCTGTCCGGATCGGGTGGCGGCGGGTAAATCACGTTATTATCATCGCCATTATTGCCACTGTTGCCATTGTTGCCGCCATTGCCGATGTCACTGCCTGAATCCGGCGGCACTTCGGGTGCAGTCACATTAATAAACATCTTCATCAGTTCGCCGCCGGTTTCAAATTCGGTGAAGGGCACGCCGGCATCTTCGCTGTCATCGTATTTGTCCAGAATGGCGGCGAATTCCCCGTCACTCAGCGGGCTTTTAAATACCTGTACATCACAGACAGCTCCGTTAAACGGGTAAATGGTTGTGTCTTCATACCAGGCTTCTTCCCCGTTTGTGAGACCGAATATCCAGAACTGATTAAATTGCTGCAGCGGCAGGATATTAACTTCTTTATACTCACCGTTGATATATACACCAGCCAGCCCGGCGTCGGTATTGCTGCAGAAATTAAACCCGATACTTGTCCACTGGTCGCTGTCATTGATGTAAATGCCGGTTTCAGCTTTTTTGACATTGTCTTTATCATTGCGTGCCATGTAATAGGTGATGATCCGGTAATTTTCAACAACAATCATCAGCTTCTCACTGTTGCGGCCTTTCTGTCCGTACAGTACACACAGCAGCATTGAGCTGTCCGGAAATTGTCCCGGCTTAATGCGCATGGTTAGTGCATTACCGAATAGTGCTGAGGCGTTGACGGTGCCTTCACGCGGTGAATCATAATCATCGCGGTAGCCGTACAGCAGCAATGCGTTCGGATTGCCGGTGATTTTATATATTTCCTTTGTCTGGTCGTCGCCGTATGCCAGCAGATTCCGTCCGGTAAGCTGATCAGTCCAGACGCGGTTATTATTATATGCGGCAGCGGTAAACGGCAGGACGGTTACCGACTCAGGCTTAACCGCACCCAGTGGCAGGTAATACCGCCAGCCATGATGGGCATAGATTTTCACAAATACGCTCATATTTCCCCCGCTAAGCGGCTGGCATTCAGGAATGCCGGTAATTCGTCGATAGTGTCAATGCCTTTAAACTCCAGCAGCATTTCGTCGCCATCTTTCATGTTGATAATCACAACCGGCATGTTTTCAGATTCATCCCATGGAGGCAGCAACACCTGATTAAGCCCGTTCAGTGCGTCAATTTTCAGTGCGTTTAACTGGTCGCTGATTGCGTCTTCATACTCAATAACAACCGTTCCGCCGTCGTTACTAAAGCTGGCCGCAGTCGCCGCACACAGTACCTGCGTACCTGCCGGCCATGCGCTGCATGCGGTACCTTCCATGCCGGCACGCCAGATGAATAATTCCCCGTCGCTGTTGCAGATGTCTATCAGTTCATAGCTTGCCCCATCCATACTCTGCAAGGTCAGGCGCATGTAATGCTCAGGGCCGGACTGGTTGTAACAGCGCGGCAATACGGCGGTTATTTTTCTGGTGGCACTTTCATCCAGAACTAACCGGGTAAATTGCTTATTTTCGCCCAGTGCTTCCTGCAGCGATGCATTAAAGTTGTTGATATAGTGTTTCATGTGCGTACCTCAGTTAATCAGATGATCAGCTGATAATCATCGCGCAGGATTTTCCAGCGCCTGCTGTTCAGCCGTTCGCTTACCAGGACAAAACCGGTACTGTCGGCTGTCAGGCTGTAGCGGTTGCCGGCGGCGTCCTGTAATTCCAGCTTATTGCTCAGCGGTAATTGCGGCGGCAAAAAATCATCGCCGTGCGGGTGACTGGGAATAAACAGACCATCTGTAATGCTGTAGCGCAATTCAATAATGCTGCTGTCCGGATAAATATCCAGGCTCCACAGGTGGGTTATTCCGTCGCCTTTGACAGTAGTAAACAGCTGGTAATCCTTATCAGTGGTCGGATTCCCTTCCTCGTCGTACTTGTCACGCCAGTACAGGCTGATATCTTTGCCGCCAATGAACTGCTGCACGCCATCGGATTTTTCAAAGCAATGGATAAAGTGATCAGCAAATTTCACCTGTGGCGCATTGCCGGCATTCACATCGTCCATTGAGTTAAGGCCGGCACTTTTCAGGGCATAATCGCTGATTAATTCCACACCTATGGCTAAATCGTCCGCACATTTCCAGCGCGAATCGTATAAGCCCGCCGGCTCCGGTGCGATACCCCAGTATGCTTCGTCTGCGTCTAATGTCCAGTCTGTAACGGTACAATATGTCAATGGTGCACTGGCGCACGTCCATTTGTAATATTGTTCTACTCCGTCTCTGCGCGGTATTTTTTTACCCTCGCGCCTCTCAGTAAAATTAATTATCTGGGTTGCTTTGCTGTCGTTGCTGCTTATCTCGAATTCTGTCCGGTCGCCATAACGGAAATACACTTCCGCCCACGACGAATCGTTGTAGTGGCTGGCTTCGTTCAGATAACCGCAGAAGTAGTTATTGATTTCCTCAACGGCCTGTTTGTACCGCTCCGGGCTTTTTTCCAGCAATCCGGAACACAAAGGGACGGTACTAAAAAATGCCGGTGCTTTTAATTCGTTCTGCGCCAGCATTTTATAAACTGTATCCTCAAGCGTGGGCAGGCCGTAGTAAGCCCGTAATATGAGTATTTTATGTTTCGGGTGTAACGGGCAGGTTAATAAATCAAACGGCGGCCACCATGCCCTTACAGATATCGGTGCATCATATTCATTAACCAGCCGCTTAAGTGTTGCCCGGTACTTATTTTTTAACTGCAATTTGTACCATGTGTATTGACTGGTACGCTTAACTTCGTCACAGACGTTTACTGCAGGGTCAAGATACACCCGCACCTGCCGCCCGCTGTGAACTTCAAACAGACCTTCGATGACCCGCGCCGTGTTTATCGACGGCTCGCCGGTATCATCGTTAAAATGCAGAAGTGAATAGATATCCATGCACGGGCTGTTGTCCGGCAGGTCGCCGCCGTATGGAATATTACATACGCCGGCACTGCCTCGCAGGCGCGGGCGGTCGGGAACCGGTTTATACCCCGGCCGGCGCCGCCCGAGTAATTTGCGCAAATCTTCTTCTACTGTACTCATCGTGATCAATCGCTTTTAACAGGTCAGGCTAGGATTGGGCTCGTTATGCGGTATATCCAGATTCAGTGTCTGGCCGCTGCCGTCAATCTCCAGCGTATTGGTGCTTTTCTCTTCAATATCCGGCATCTCTACCCTGAACGCATAGCCGCGCTTAGTCTTAACGCCTTTAAATACGTCGCCGGTTTCTTTGCGTACATAGCCGTTGCATTTATACAATTTGAATGCTGATGTACCGATACCGGGGTTATCGTCGTCCTTTTCGGGTTTTTTTTCGTCATCGTCTCTGTCCTCGTTCGGATCTTGTTCGACCACTTCCACACCGTAAGGGATAACGTAATCTTTCAGGGCGAAGCTGCGCTGGTATTGTTCACAGGGCAGGGTGGGACGCACCGGTGCCTGCGGCTCCCGGCTGAATGCGGTGGCTGAACTGCCCGGATTCATAAAAAATTTTCCGGTCAGCTCGGTTTTGCCGCGCTTGGTGGTAAAGTCCCATCTGTGGGTAAAGGCGGCAATTTTGACGTTAGTATTAAACCGCCGGCTGGCTATATGCACAGTATCGGTCAGGCGGGCAAACGGCAGGAATTTAGTTTCCAGACTGATGCTGTTCTGCCGGTGACTGGACAGCATTCGTGTATAGGCTATCTGTACAGCTACCTGATAGCCGTTGGCGTATTCGCCGGGTATAACGTTGTCGACGTTAATGCAATAGTCCCCGTTCGGCTGTAAAGTGCCTTTGGGTATCTTGAAATGCTTTTCATTGCCCCAGTTCTGCGCGGTTTTGTCGTTCTCGCTTTCGTGCTTAATACCATAAGTCACTTTTTCTTTTTTCTCGCCGTGAATGGCAATAGAAGCCTGATTCTGCACGGTGATGATGTACTTTTCATCAATAGCCTGTTTCCAGCGGCGCATGGCTTTCCAGCTTGCCGCCAGTGCATACAGTTCGCTGTCGCTGCCGTCGGGAATCTGAATAACATTAACGATGTTGCGCCCGTTTTCGTCTTTTTCGCCGGTGGGCTGATAACTGTAACGGTATTCGGCAGCACGCCACAGTATGCCGTTATAGTAGCCCGGCTTCGGTGTTCCTTTAAAACCCCATTGCCCGGTTGTCCAGCCGCCACCATTAGCCGCGCTTTGCACTTCGGTTACTTTCGGTGCCGGGCTTTCTGCCGCCACTCTCACGATGTAATCGTAATCACTCATGAAGTTCAGATAACGATAATTAAATGAGATTTCACGGTGAATCAGCCGGTCGTACTGATGGTGCAATTCAATTTCAACACGGTTGATAATTGATACGGCGCTACTGAGTTCCAGCGACATATTGGCGGTGTAAATATCACAATCGCCCAGCGTCCAGTCTGCCGTTTTCTTCGGCAGCCATGAGGTTAAATGCATTTGCCCCTTAGCATCAAAATCCAGCGCCGCCGGAATGGTGCTTAAGCGGTCGCTGAGCTGGGCGTTTTTAGTCTCGTAACTTTTCTCTTCCCCGAAAATTGAAGACGACCAGTAGCCGATGCGGTGAATCGTATCGATATTCAGCTTTTCTACTGCCTTGCTGCGGTCGTAGGTGGCACTAATGGTGCGCACCCGGCTGGAATAGTCTGTTTTCGGTATGTCGACAATGCCGGAAAACAGCTGATACAGGTATTTATCCGTCTGCGCATAGATGACCAGCTGCTGATTGAAGTAACGGTATAAATCAATCTCGCCGCATGGCTCCAGCAGATACAGGGTCGCTGTGGGAGATTCATCTTCGGTAAAATGCACTTCACAGGTGCGCACAGCATTACACAGCTCAGTGCCCGCAATGAATATTCTGATTGCGTATTTTTCCCCGTCAAAACCTCTGGCATATTTCGCGCGCATATACCGCCGCAGGGAATGATTGAGCATATGCTGGCTAATCTGTATCAGTTCACTTTCACCGGCCGGATTAACCATCTGCGCAATACTCAGTAATTCACCGCCGCTGTCGACTTTGTTGTAAACGTAGCCGGAGATAACCAGCAATTCGCCGGTTGCCTGCCGGGCTTCCACATTACAACTCAGACGTAACAGTTCTTTACCGGCACCCGTCCCCTGTTGCATACCGTCATCAGTGGCTAATAAGGTGGTATTGAGTGAAGACAGGCCAAGCATAATAAATCCTATAAATTCCCTGAGTGCGCGATAGTCTCTGTGGTGGTTGCATTCAGTCTGATACTGATACACGGATCTGAACGGTCACTGCGCGGTGCGCTGTCGTTATTGGTCACGCGGATAAAAACCGGAATCGCTTTCCCGCCCTGCAATTGCGCGCCCAGTGCCAGAAAAGCCCCCGGCGCGGCTTTATCCAGTCCGCTTTGTGTCAGTGACAGCCTGATATCTTCAGGTTGAAATTTCGCGCCCAGATTGGTAAAGACGACCCCGCCGGAACTGCACTGGGTGTTCGGGACAGTACTCCATTCCGGCTCACGGGTGCTGGTCGTGCCATTGCTTACCACCTGATACATGCAGCCATTGGCTGCAGTCGGCTCAACGATACTCCCGAAGCTGTAACCGTAGTTGGGCTGCCATTTTTCAAGCCGGCTGGCCGGTATCAGCATGATTTGCCCGTCTGATTTCGGTTTGAGTGTTTCGTAACTGTACGGGCTGCCGAAGTACAGCCGGAATTCATTCTTACCAGTTCCGTTAAAATCCAGCTGGTACGGGCTTACCGCTTCTCTGGTCATTTGCTCATCTTCGTATAAGGTGAATGACATGTTAAACCTCATAAAAAAACCGGCTGGTCAGGCCGGTATTAAGTTAGATCTCTTGCAGTTTCATGCAGGGTTTGATTCCATAATTCTTTAAATTCCCGCGCCCCGCCTGTCTGATTAAATAATGCTTTGAATGTGACGTTTTTATTGCCGTTGGTCAGATTAACCTGGATAACCTCTGTTGGTTTTAGCATTTCGTTCTTGCCGGACTGGTTAAAATTCTGAAAGCCGGGCGGTTGCGTTATGCCGTTATTCTGCCATGCCGGTACAACAGCCGGCCGGCCGGACAGAAAACCGATATTGCTGCCGTCCCGTTCTTCCTGCCGTTTTTTTGTCCAGTAAGCCTCTTCACGGTCGCGGTATTCCTTGCTGAATATACTTAGCGGCTTTGTGCTGTCCTCCGTACTGCTGCTGTCTTTCAGGGCAGAGGCGGCAGCGGATAAATCCCTTGCTGCGGCCTTGGTGTCTTTCTGCGCCTCATCAAAGGATTTAATCTGCTTGAGCATATTCTCAGCCTGCCGCAACTGTTCAGGTGTTGCACCCTCTTTGCGCAGGCTGTAAAGCTGCCGCTGTACCGAATCCATACCCAGTGTGGCGACCTGTTCTTGTAAACTGCTTAGGGTGGCCATCACAGATTGCTGCTTCTGAATCGCTTCGGTAAGCGAATTCAGCGCCTGCGCCTGCCGGATTTGTTCAGCGGTGGCATGATTCATACCCAGCCGGAAAGCAATCAGGCCGGCTTTACCGCCGGCAAGCTCAGCATAGGCTTCCTGCATTTGCTGCGTCATGCTTTGCAGTGTCTGCTGATTCTGCAGCTGTTCTTTGTAAGCCTTGCTTTGCGCCAGATATTGCTTTGCCTGCTCCATCTGTGCGCTGGTTGCTTCTTTGGACGCCAGTTGAAACAGTGTCAGGCCATCTTTGCCGCCCATCAGTTCAGCGCGGGCTTCATCGGCGCTTTTACCCAGTGATTTCAGGGTATCAGTTACCGAATTGATATTATCAATCTGCCTTTTCAGGCTTTCCTGCTGCTGCTGTAATTGCGTATATTTTTTAAGTTCTTCACCGCTCATTCCCTCAGCGCTGGCTTTAGCTACTGCCTCAGCGACGCCACTGGATAAACCGCCGGCCATCAGTCCTTTTTGCTTTTTCAGCAGGTCAATGTTCTTTTGCTGGGTTTCTATCAGCTTTTGAATGGCCGCATTGGCAACCTGTGCACCGGCGGCAATTTCGTTACCCGCAACTTTGAACTTAGGTGCCACCCCGCCCATAGCGTTTACCTGGTCAGCAAATCCATTAGTCTGTACGCCAACCTCTTTAATCGCAACGCTTTGCTGCGCCAGTTTACCCGCCAGATCGGTATCAGGTTTAATGTCAAATAATTTATTTAATGTGACGGTTACTTCTTCTATACTCTTACGCCCTGCATTTACATCACCCATCAGACTGTTAATGGTAGCCACCGCACTGGCAATGGGCATATTTTTGGTGTCGCCGGAGCCGATCAGCCCGATGTATTCCTTTTTAAGGTCGTTTAACTTGCTTCTGAATTCATTAGCATACTGATGATAATTATCTTTTGCCTGCTTAAGCATCGCCTGTTTTTCAACTTCCGAAGCCTGCTTATATTTGGCTATCAGCTCATCTAGGGTACCTATTTGCGTTTGCAGGGCGCTATTAACTGATTTAGAGGCCTGTCTTACTTCGTAATAGGCATATGCTGCTGTTGCCAGCCCCGCAGCTAACCCAACCCAGCCGCCAGCCGCCATGCCCGCAACACTGCCGGCTGTACTCAGCGCACCAGCGGCTGCACCTGCTGCACCGCTAGCCGGCGCACCCGCACTGCCAGCCTTGGCGGCAGCCAGTAATCTGGCGGCGGCAGCTTCTTTCAGCATGGCTGCTACGGATTTCTCAGACGCGGCAATTTCAGCATACTTGCGCGTAATCACTATTGCTACAGAGGCGGCATATTTACCCGCATAAACCGCAGCCACGGTACCGGCGGCAGCCGATAATAAGCCCAGATGGTTGCCCATCCATTCCATTGCTGCGCCGGCTTTCCGGCTGGCTCCGGTGGTTTCGTTCAGGGCGCCGGTAAAAGCCATTACCTTGTTTTTTAGTACCGTTGCTGATTGCCCGATGGTTTTATCCATCTTGGCAAACTGCGCATTAACATCATCCGCCTGTTTTAAAATGGCATTAGCCACAGCATCAGAGGTTAATTTCCCGGCCGCCGCTAATGAACGCAATTGACCGACTGTGACACCAAGCCCTTTGGCCAGTGTCTGTGCTAGTCCTGGCGCCTGCTCCAGAACTGAATTTAATTCCTCACCGCGCAAGGTACCGGAAGCGAACGCCTGCGATAACTGCACCAGTGCCGCCGCCTGTGATTCAGCCGCACCGCCGCCGATTACCATTGATTTATTGATGGTATCAGTCAGTTTCAGCAGCTTGCTGCCGCTTATACCAGTTTGCGCCTGCGACATGGCTAATTTATTGTACAGCTCAGCTACGGTACCGATTGCCTGCCCGGTATTGTTGGCACTGGCCATCAACTGGCTGCGTACCTGCTGTAGTTCAGCGGTAGAATTAACAACCAGTTTCAGGCGGTTATTGACCGTTGTCCATTCGTCAGCCATATTGCCAAGCTGTTTTACGCTGCCAATACCCAGCATGGCAACGGTCAGTTGCTTAACTTTGCCGGTTGCTGCGTCTATCCTGGCATTAAAGTCAGCTATCCCTCTGGTATCAATAGTACCGCTGCCGGCTTCACTCAATGCCCGGTAACGCCCGCCGGTGCTGCCGGCTGTTTTGCCCGCATCAGCGGTCGCGCGCGCAGCCCTCTGTGCTGCCAATGCTGCTTCTTCGGCTTTTAATTCCCGCGTCCTGATAGTAGCCAGAGAGAGTAGATTATTTTGCTTGCCAAATCTGGCCATATGGGCGTCTAGCTTCGCTGAATCATTCTGATACTCTTCGCCAACCCTTTTTAATTCCTCTTTGTACTGGCGCAAAGAAACAGCACTCGATTTAAATGCGTTTATCTGCTCCTTAGTGACGCCAAGATTAAGCAGAGTTTGCGCTTTGGTGGCGATCATTGCATCAGACAGCCCGTTAACGCTACTGGCTGATGACTGATAAGCGCGCTTTAATGCCTGCGTCGATTTTACGGCCAGATCTTCTGTGCTGCGGGCACCGGAAATAAACCCGCTTGCATCAAGACCGAAGCCTATGGTGATATCATCAGACATCGTGACACCTTTTATTTCTACCAGTTACCAAGCGGGCAATGCTGCCCCCAGATTCGGGCTTTAGGTTTGATAAAACACCCGCATTCACTGCACCTATCAAAATTGTGCAAAGGCTCGCCCGCGGCTGTGTTCTTTTGCCAGCGGTTGATTTTCGGGCAGGCCGCGCAAATAGCCTTTTTCTGCTCGTAATTACTCCGGCTGTCGCGCTGCGCCCGTTCTGCCCGGTTACAGTCACATCCCATACATACTCCTGATAAAAAAAACAGCAGCGTTTAGCTGCTGTTTTTAAAACGGTGCATAAATAGCTATTAATTCATCATCATCCATATCTTTCTCATCATCATATTCCTCCTCAGCTTCTGCCTCGTCATCTGCTTTATACGGCAATAACAAGTCTTCCAGTTTCAGGCTGTCATCGCCGGCCGCACGGGCGGTTATCAAGGTGTTTAAGGCAATGGACTGCTCAGTACGCCACTGCGGAAAACCAAAACGCCGGTAATAACTCAGATAACGGTTAAATTCACTGAGCGGCCAGTTATCAATCTCACTGGCCGGTATATGCAATACGAATGACAGTTCAATTATGAATTTTTCGCGGGCTGTAACTTTTTTAGTCCGTCCTCACTGTTAATACTCAAAAAGGCATCTCTTACGCCCATAAGTACCTGTGCCGGCATATCGCGTAAAAATTCCACATCTTCGCGGTTATCAGGGTCAAACATCGGCCTGCCGGTACTGTCAACAATCATCAGCGCTTTTTCCCGGATACCGGCCAGGCTATCTTCATTGTTTTCGTTAAATTCGTCACAACGGGCTGCAAAATCTGTCATCTCGCTCACTGTAAGCATTTTGACATACAGACCGTCAAACGGCGCTATACCCTCCACCGGATAAACAAGCTGCTTACCCAGATACTGGCTGGCTTTGCTGATATAAGCCCTTTTAGCGTAATCGGTAGTTTCATCAGGTATATTTACTGTATTTGTCATGTTATTTTGCTCCGCGTTTTGTAGTCGGTTGTTTGTCTGTATCTACTTCAACTACACGAATAGTGCCGTTAATTTTTCCGTCCAGAGAAAACGTCCAGTTTTCCCTGGATTTACCATCATTAGACATACTGGTAATTTTTAACTGATAACCAAACATTACCTTGCTGTATTTAGGTTTATATATAAAAAATATAGTCTCTCCCGCCTTAGCCATCTTATACAGTATTCCCTGTACTTCTTTATCCGGCTGCCAAAGCCCGGACATGCTCAGACTGCCGGCCTCTATAGTTACCTCAGTGTAAGGATCTTCATCGCAGATAGTAGTAGCATCATCCTCTTTAGTTTTCACTGCATCGACTTTAAGACTGTTTACATCGCAGAACTGATAACATTCCGGAGCGGTAAATTTAGCATCCGTCACTGTACCGATATCTGTTCCGTCCAGCCCGATGACCGCAAAGGTGTCTTCATTACTTACTTCTATCAGGTAATAGCCGTTTATTGCCTCGTTGCTTTTGCTTTCCAGCCAGATAGCATCGCCGGTTTTTAATCCGTGCGCCAGCGCATTGGCAATAGCCGGGTCAGTATTGGACAATGCTGTTATTGCATTTGCTGCCGCCGCCTGCTTAATGCAGACTAAAGATTTACCGACAAACGGCAAACCGCGCTTAGTACTAGCCATAATAAAACTCCATAAAAAAGCCACGGTGTAAAACCGTGGCTGGTTAAAAAAATAAGGGTTAGTTAATCAGGTACGCAAAGGTTGCCTGATATTTATTCCTGTCAAAATCCATTGCAAAAAACGGTGCTGTCTGTAAGAAACATTCCAGCTCGTCGCATTGGTTAATGGTATCCATCACCAGTTTTACCGCCTCCGCGCGTTCTTCTGGGGAATTGGCGTAAATATCCACCTGTACCCGCGGGCTGTAATCCTGATAGCAGTTAGTTGCAATCACTTTTCCGGAAGTGAGGATATAACGCACAGCCGGCCATTGCTTCAAATCTGCGGCACTGTTACTAGCCGGGACCGCATCCGGATAAACCCGCCCGTCAAATAAATCCTTAATGACGGTGTAAAAAATAGCCAGTTCTTCCATTTTTCACGCACTCCCTTTTTTCCATGCTTCATTTACTCCGTTCAGCATAACCTTAAATGCTTCCTTTTTAGCCTCACTTCCTTTGTTGTAATAGGCAGTACTCATAAACGGGTATGGCTGCCGCATATTGATACCATACTCTACAAAAGTGGCAATCTGCCGCGCACCTTTTGGGATTTCCAGCGAATTGGACACCGTGACAATGTGCTTAGAGGTTAAGCCCGGGCGTTCAGAGGCGGGGATACGCTTCATGATGATACTGCGCCCGACATGCCCCGGCTTGACAACTGTGCGGGTTTTACCGCCTTTACCGTCGCGGTTGTACACCACATAATCATCAGGTGCCGTATAGACAATTTTCTTAGCTTCGTCACGGAGAACGGCACTGCCTCTGCCGGTTGCCTTTTTAGCCAGTTCACCTTTTGCGGCTTTTTGCACACTCCGGATTCTTTGCTTTAGCTTGTCCAGCCCTTTTACTGAGGTTGTTATCTTCATAATCACCCCGCATTCATACCCTCAATACAGGGCAGATTAATCACCTCAGCATGCACGGAATCCGGCAAAACCGCCTGAATATTAAAAACCTTGCCCCGATAAACCAAACGCCATTCCGGACTGATTCCGGCCGTTAGTTTACTTTTGCGTATCTGTACCGAAACATTACAGCTTTCAGCATTCAGTCCGTTTTTAAGAAACTCACGCCCGGACAGATAAGACAGATTCGCCCACAGCCAGCCGACATCAATCCATTTACGATCAATTCCGCCTAAACTGCCTCTGCTGCTTTCAGGGCGCTGCAACAATACCCGCTTATCCAGCTTGCCTGCGGCTATGCTCATTCTTCACCTCCACATGAGCCGGTAAGGCTCTAGTAAATAGCTCACACCATAATTCAGATATGATGAATTTAGCGCTGTAACTGCTTCCCGGTTTTTGTACCAGTTAGCCGTGAGTAGCAGCATTGCCAGATCAACTGAGCTGTTATACAGCATGCCGTCCGGGTCGGATTCTGGTACTTCATCTGCGTACCAGTTGCGCCCGGTGTACTGTATAACCGCTTGTTGCGCGGCGGCCAGATAGATTTTTAATAAATCATCTTCGCTATCGTCATCAATCCGGCAGTTTTGGCGTATCTCTTCAATACTAATCATACGCATTCCCTGCCGCCCGTCGCCGGGCGGAGTGCTCAGTTATTTAGTTTTAGCAGCCTCGTTTCTGGCAGCTGCCGGATTTGGATTACTATTACGCAATGTACCAGTAACAAAGGCTTTTTTATGATAAATAGCCAGCGCCAGCCGTTCTTCGCATAATATAGTTATCATATTTCGAGTAAAGTCATCTCTGTCCGAAAAAGACACTAAGATGTTCATGTCCCAGCGGTCAAAAATCTGCGCCCCCATTCTAAAAGCACCCGTCAAAAACTGTCCCTCCGCCATCGACGGCGTTGCTATCACTGGCAATCCCCACAACATCGGCTGTACTTGTCCTTTCGGGTCACCAATAATATAACGGCCAATAGAATCTTTTGTGGTTTCTATTTCTGTCCACTGTGTCGGGTGTAGTACGTGCCCTGAAGCGCTGTAATTGGATAAAACCACTTGCGCCATAGCTAACCGTAATTGGTCGATAACAGAATATTCTGCTAACGATGTAGTGTTTTGGAACGGCGTTGCATTAGGTATCAGTCCGGTTATATCGGAGCCACCTTGCCCGTTCAACAGCTTGTTTTCCTCTTTAAGCTTTAAACCATATCGCAAGCGACCGTCTATCATTGAACGCAGTGCGGAAGCGTCATCAAGAATTTGTCTGGAAGCCTTAATATAATGGGCAACTGTAGCCACAGAAATGCTTTCAGATGTATAGTTGATATTTGATTCCGGTTTTACCACCCCTTCCAAAACTACTTGAGCCTGATTATCAAACGTTTCTTCTCTTGGTATGATTATCGAACCGCTATCAGTATGTCCGGGAGCCAGTAAATCGCGTACAGTCAGGCGCTGGTTGGGAAGTTGTACAACATCAGTATAATGCGGCTGTACCAGTGCGCTGGCGCTGTGATCTAATTCATCGCTCCCGCCTATCTCTTTAGTATTGAGATCTATGCACACGCGGTCACCGCTGGTTAATTTATCAATACTCTTAAATTTCTCAGATTTAAGCAAGTAATCACCTAAAGTTTGCTTAGCTTGTGGCGTAACCGGATTACGTACCAGCGTCTGCTCCATATCACTAACCAGGGTTTGCAGGCCGTTATACTTAGTTAGCAGCTCGTCAAGGTCGTGTTTCATTTCCTCAGTTACCTTGTCGCCTTTATCCATCCTGCCCTTGACTGCATCGTATTCTGATTCAATTTTTGAATGGTATTGTTTAACTTCATCCTGATTTTTTTTCAGCTCTGCCACCAGTTCAACCACGTTTTTTTCTGTTACATCGCCCATTTAATCACCTCGTAAAATCTGTAGTGCTTTGTCTATGTCAGACATCTGCTTGGTTGGTGCTGCCTTTTTTGACAGCGAAAAAAAACCGCTGTCGTGAATGACAGCGGCTTGTTCTGCGTTGAATCCGTTTTTTATTAACAGTTCTTTGAACTGCTCCGATGACGGCAACCCGTAATCGTATTTGACACAATTTATTCTGGCCTCATCATTGGCCGGAAAGGTCACTATGGACACCTCATATAGTTTTACCTCCAGTAATTTAACGACATCATTTTCACGGTCATATTCGTCTTTAACGGTACAATAACCGATTGACAGCCCGTCAATTACCTGCGCTTTAAGCAAGGCATGAACTTCCCGCGCCTTGCTTATACTGTCAATCAGTAACCGTCCCTCAACATATAGCCCGTGCGTATCTTCATACATCTTGGTATAACAGCCAATAATCTCATTCCTGTTATGGTTAAACAGTACCGGCGGCCATTTGTTTTTTGCATTCCAGTCATTTAGTGATTTTGCGAATGCGCCCGGCATGACAATATCGCCGTATGAATCCTTGTTGTAATTAACTGAGCCATAGCCAGAAAAAAATCCGTCATCATTGACGGATTTAATCTTAAGTTGCATATCCATTTGCTTATCTTGCATAACGTCACCTCTGTTTTATTGATTCCTTTGCCGCCTGATTCAGCGTGCCCATATTTAGCTGTACGGTCAGCTCATCTCCACCCTCAGCAGCCGGCAGATCTTCAAGGTCGCGAACGTGATTACGTGAATAAATACCGTTCTGCACCATAGCGGTGTAAAAGCCGGCGCGCTTTTCCGGTGAGGCTCGCAACAAGCCCTCCGTGTTGAATTTGGGCGTGTATATTCTGCGTTCTTCCGGGCTTAACAGCCTGCGCATGATTGTCTGTTCTATCCGCGTCAGCTTCGGTACCATGACGAAAGACTGAAAACTCAAAACGGTATTTTCATAACTGGACGCCCAGCTGGAAGATTTACTGGTATGGCCGATTAATTGCGGCGGAACACCGAAACAGCGGCAGATTTCCTCAATTCCGAACAGGCGCGATTCCAGCAGTTGCGCATCAATCGGGCTTAATGACGGCGCGCGATTCTGCAAACTGAATCCGGCTTCAATTAATGGCGTTTTTCCGGCTTCACTGGCTTCGGTAAAATCCTGAATCCATTCCCTGGCTTTTTTGCGCTGTTCATCTGTCAGAATGGGTGCGCTGCCGTTTCCGATACCGTTGTAAACCATTACATCACGCCCTTTAAACCGGTTTTTGTAATCAAATGCAGTGGTATCGTTGGCATTAATTTGCAACCCCAGAATGTCTGCAGCATAGGTAAGCGGTGATAAACCGACTAGCCCATCTGGAGCAATATCTTTCAGGTGAAAAACGTCCCGCGCCGCTATTACTCTGTCGCCGTCGAACTCGTTATATTTGTATTCAATTACGCCGGTTTTCAGCCGTTTTATTGTCATGCGTTCGGCATCCAGTACTTCCAGCGAAATTATCCGCTCATTTTTACGCTTGATTTCTGCGTAAGCGTTACCATTAATATCTATAGATATCATCATTGCTTGCCAGAATTCGCACGGATTCATGTCCGCATTGGGCGCGTAGCGGAAAAGGTCGTATAGCGGGTGATCGGTCGCTATCTGTTTGTCTGCTGTTCTCAGCGCAAAGGGCAGAGTAGACACCAGTCCGGAACGTAAATTAATGCATGCCCACACCGCAGACAGTTTTAACGCCTTTTCCGGCGTGACCACCACTCCGCTAACTGAGGTCGCACTGCCGGTTGTCTGAATACTCTCGCCTTTACCCAGCTTTAACTGCGGCCTGAAAGCATTAATCAGGCGGCGGAAAAAGCCTGTATCCTGCAAATTAGCCATTTAGTTATCCTATAATGTAATTGCTTAAAAAATAGTCAACACCCTCACTGGATTGTGACGGCGGATTGGTCGCGATAATGGTTACTGCATCGAATAACGCCATTAAGCTGTCTATCTTGGCGGAACCTGCATTCTGTTTTGTTACCTGAATCGCATTACCGGATTGCGTCACCCGTGCATTACCTACATTCCAGTTCATCAGCGGCTGATTGGCATGCCACATTGAGCGACTAGCCAGGGCGCGCTCCGTGGCTTTAATGGCACCGGTCATCCGGAAGCCCTGGGGAATTGATTTAAATAAATCAGCCGGGCAGACATAATTGCTGGCTGTGATTTCATTCTGAATCGTTTGCAAAACCGGCTCCATGCCGTAACGGTCGACCGCGATCGAATGCAGCAAGCCCGTCCGGAGAACTTTTACACAGATATTCGCTACTTCCGTTAAATCGTCGCCCACGTTTTCGCAAAAAGTCATATCTCCATCTTTTACAAAACTGCTTAACTCCGGCAGTATTTCCTTACGGTTATGCAGTACCGGCGGATTAGCCCATGCATAGCTCCACGACAGCCAGTGCTGGGTGTTTTTTTCGCGACCAACGACCGATAATCCGAACAAATCATCATTCCCCCCGCCATCAAGACCAATTACCACCACTTCACAGCGTTCAAGCAGGCTATCAAGGGTTAATGTGTCATCAGTTTGCGCCAGCCAGTAATCGGCACCACTCCAGCGGTCAGAACGCAAATTCAGGCCAACTTCTTTATTCAGGTGTTTAGCCTCAAATTCGATTAATGCCTGTTCGCCTTTAGCCTCTGCCTGCCGGTATTCACTGATTAAAAAAGCCTCGTCTACTGAGTAGCCAAGGCTTGGATTGGTAATATAGAAGTTTTCTTGCTTTTTATAGGCTCCCGACTTAATAAACGACTGCGGAAATTCATATAAAACCGACAGGTAGGTGTTATCACTGAATTCTTTCCCGTCTGCTGTTCGGCCGTCTCTAACCATTCGCGCATATTCAAGCTCGGTTTTGAATACACCTGCTGGCGGTTTTTTGGACTGCGTTGACAGCATGATTAAAAACCCGTCAGGCTTAGACATCAGGCCGCCGGTAGCCTCTTTAATGATGGATTCCGCATTAGCAATGTCGCCAAATAAATGCAGCTCATCTATCAGGACAAAAGCCGCCTTTGAGCCGCCGGCGGCTTTATCATCTGCAGCAATAACTTTAAGCGTTGATTCAGTCGCTAAATGGGTTATTGTCCTGGTGTGCTTAGATATCCGGTACCGTTCACGAATTTCAGCATCAAATTCAATCATGCCGGCTGCCGGTTTAAAGGAATTATCAGCCACTTCTTTAGTGGGAGCCAGAATAATAGCCTCAACTAGGTGACGCTCGTTTAATTCCAGCGCAGTAATCATAATTCCGGCGGCAATAGTTGATTTAGCGTTTTTTTTACTGATCAGCAGAAAGAATTTTTTAATCAATCGCCGTTTTGTCTCTATGTCCAGCGCGCCAAAAATTGCCCCGACAAATTCAAATACCCATTGCGGCATAACATCGCGCATTCTGGGTAATCCGTCCATATCCGGCACTATCAGACTACCGAAAACCTCTATCGCTATTTCTGCCACATCAGAGAAAAGCGGCTCCGGTATTAATGATTGACGGTTAACAATCCGCTCTTCCCAGTCAGGGCAGGCTGTTACCCATTCAGCCATTTATTTAACCTTTTTTAGTTGCCTTTTTTGTTCTAGACGGGCAGACAACCCGCCGGCGCGGGATTGTTCGATGGCAGCATCCAGTGCCGTTTCCTTTTTACCGGCCTCACCAATGCGAGCGTGCACATAGGGCATTAATGCTTTGGCAGCATCGACCCGTAACTTAGGCGACCAGCGCTCATCATTTATCACACTTTGTAAAAACAGCATTGGGTCATTATCTGGCACCGTCTGAACAGGAGGATCAGCAGACGCAGACTTAACAGCCTTGTTAACATTATTAACATCTTTGTTAAGTGTTTTGTTAAGTCCCTCCGGTTGTGCTCGTAACTCTTCAATGCGGGCTAAAATCTCCGGATTTCTCATTAAACGGCTGGCCGCTGCCGCTGCCCCATTTTTGCTATACCCCGCATTGATACAGGATTCCGCCTGATTCTGCCCTGCGGCCATATTCCGTGCAAATAATTCCTGCTTGTCATTTAATAACATGGTAAATTGCCTATTTTTTGAGCAGTTTTTAACGGTTAACAAAAAAATATCGGGGGAATTTTTTTACAAATGAGGGGACGCGCGGTGTCGGCGCGGTGTCACCTCTGAACTTTCGACCCGCCCCTACCTATTCAAATTGAATATTAGTTACATTATGTTACTATTTCAACGTGTAATCGTTTCATCAGACACGCTTGCCTTTACACCTTACCATCCGCGCTTGTATCGCTCCCTTAACTCATCCGTTGTCTTCTGCTTGTGACAGTCTACACATAACACCTGTAGATTACTGTCATTGTTACTCCCGCCTTGTTCAAGTGGGATTATGTGGTCCACCTGTAAACTGCCACCAGTACGACCACATAGTTGACAACTAAATCCGTCCCTGATCATTACCCTTTGCTTTATGTTCTGCCACTGGGCACCACGTATCCGCTTAGTGGCACCGGGCTTGTCTTTGAATACTGTAGCAGATGAACCATTAAATTCGGGTAGGCTGCTTTTGTAGGTTGGTATTTTCATGATTACGACCTTATGCCGTATGGTAGGGTAGTTTCGTATGCATTAAAGAGAAGAAACTACTTCCTAACATACTTTCATTAGGGACAATTACCGGATCATCTTCCCCGTACTCTACAGTAACCGGGTAAGCGCCATTCTGAGTTTTAAACTTGACTAGCGTTTCTTTCCTTGCGTTTTGATTTAGATATTCAACTACTAGTAAAAGCTCATCTGGCATTTCATTGCTCCGCTCAATAGAAAACTGATTACCATCTAATATGGCCAGTACATTAAAGTGTTCACAAAATTGATTTAGTGATTCTTCTATTGATTTAAAAGCAGCTGCTTTCGCTTCTGCAGGCTTAAAGCGCTTAATAGCGTTAGGTATACTGGTAATCTTAGCCTTATCTGTACCATTAATCATGGCGAAAAGCTTGTCGCCATAATCTAGGTTATTAAATGCCATGCTATGTGATTGACAAATAAGCCTATAAAGAATTGTTATCAGTGCTGGTGCTTCTAGCATTCTGAATAATGCTTTTTCAATATCTTTTGCGCTGTTTACAGTAATACTTTCAGCGGAGCCTATGTGAATAAACTCTGTAAAAGCACCTGCATTACCGCGTTTAATTGCTGCCAGCTTTACAGATTCGCTACCTTGATGTGCTGTAATTAAAATAGTGTCATTATTATCTGCACATGCGTAATCAACATAAGCTGCACTATCATCGAAATTACCATCTAATAGATCAACATCGCCATTATTAGCAGGCTCAGCAAGTATTCCATCGATAAAATTATTTAACTCGTCAATGTAACCATTTATTACTTCAAGCATAGCTTCGGCTTCTTCGCAATTAAGCAAAACCGCTTCCAGCCCTTTACAAAATGCGGCTTTGATTTCTTGTTGCTTTGTCATATCTATCTCCAATAAAAAAGCCCACGCGTGCGCGTGGGCTTGTCTCTTTTGCCGGCTAATATGCATACACCAGCAGGTTAAAACTTATAAATCATATTGTCTCTGTAAAAACCAACATTGTTTAACGGTGCTGAAATTGATGTATATTTATAGTTTAAAAATCGTTCGTCATTACGTTTAATCTGATAATCAAAATAATCTAATATTTCACTGCGATAGTTTGAGAACATAATAAATGGCGGGCGTATTAATTCCATTAGTTGTAAAAAACTAGCCAATCCAAAATCTTTAGCCTTACGGTAGCCTTTTTGTTCAGAAAACAAATACGGCGGGTCGAGTACCAATAATGTTTTTTCATTGTTGACATATTCGGGTAACAGTTCATCAAATGACTTTGATACTACTTCAACACCCGTTAAATAATCCTTTGCATCCGGATAATCACTTTTACGTAGCCTGTTATATAAAACAGGTTGCGTGTAAATTTGATTCAAACTTTCTGCTTGATTTCCGGAAAACAATAGCCAAGCCCAAACACAATCAATATCAATAAATCCATCAAAATTTTTAATTGTTTCAATAATCAATGCATGCGTTTTTGGATCTATTTTGTTTTTCCTTGGAATTCCTTTTAAAACCTCAGCCAGTTGTTGCCTCAATCTGTTTATATCATCAATATGTTTCAACCGCTGCGCATAATTATCAAAGTCGTTATAGATCACTCTTGCATGTGGTTTTAACCTCTTTGCATGGTGTGATAAAAGGCCTGAGCCACCAAACACATCGACTATTGTCCACTCATCACCTAATCCTTGAATATTGTCATTTAATACCTCACAAAATGACTTAATAAAATATCTTTTCTGCCCAATAAAAGGCAATGGTGCTTGTTTGAATATCTTTGTTACTGAACTGCTAACCATAATTACCGCTTATCCCAATTAAAAGGCAACAAAAAAGCGGATTAGCTATTAGCCAACCCGCTATAAATAAATATCACATGTAATATAAGTAATTTGCTACTAAACCCAATAAAAAAACCAGCCTTTTTGGCTGGTTGTATTAAAAATTAGTCACTCTCTGCTGTTATGAGGAGCTTAGCTTCTATCAATTCTACACCTGTATATCTATCAAATACTCGACTGTATGTATAACTTGACACCGTAAAGGACGTTTTTTTAATTGGGATATGTCTAAGCAATTCTTTTATTGCCTCGACTCTCTCATCTATATGCGCGCCGTCAAAAGGATACTCAACTATTATGGTATAACTCTCCTCCCATTTGCGGCACTATAATTCTGGTTTGGGATCTGGGCCATACCAGTCATGGGTCACAAAAGGTAAATCAGGGCTTCCGGAATCAACTAATTTAACATCACAATAATCAAGTGTGCGACTTCGTTTATCTTTATGCTGTCTTAGAAAAGAAGATATAAACAATCCCAACTTCTTGCTTTTATATTGGATACCCTGTTCGAGCATTGTATGGTATTCACTTGCTGTTAAAGTCATTTTAATTACCTTTTTCTCTGTCAATTTTGCACGCCCGTAGATACCGGCGTGGCAACATTCGAACTCAACATTGACAATATGCTGATAATTAAAAGCCCAACTTTAGATTTTGGTTTAATATACTATTATTATCAGCAATATGCAATAGTTACTTAATAAAATAGTGAATAAATTTATTATGTTTCTGCATTAGTATCCAAAAATCATTCAATGCCTTTTCAACCTTGTATGCCCAGCTTGTATCGTTGTATCGTCTGCGCCTGTTCTTACACAATGCGGGTGTTGATGGTTTTTTATAATATTTACTAATGTAACCATATTCTATCTGAATAACATTAAGTGATTCCCTGTTATTTTTAGCTAAAGTATGCAGAACATCATCGACCATATCAAAGACTTCTGGCTTATAGCGTAACCAATCAGTTGATACAGCTTCCAACTTTACTATTGATGAGTTGTTTTTATACCGCCATTCGACACTTAAACAATGTCCCCGTGCTTTTCTGTCACGATTACGTAGCTCATAGATTCTCAATATATCTTCAGCTATATCCATCTCAGCCTTACTAATCATTTTATCCACCCTGCAAATTTTCGATGCTCCATGAATTTGACATCATTATCAGCAGCCCATGCGCTGATATATTCAATCAGGCTATTAACCCGTGAAACACTCATTTTGGCTGTTGATTCGCGCAAGTTAATAACTTCACCCTCCAGCCCGATTACCATCTCAACATCCCGATCAGTAGCCATTGCATGCCCGCTAACAAATATGGCTTTCCATTCCTCAATGCTGCGCTGTTTACCTGCAAATGTTTTCTGTTTGGCAATGTCTCCAAGCATTGCGTGGAGTTTTGAGTTTTGCTCATCTGAGCGTTTTATCTTGCGGACTTCAATAACGATACATTCATTAACATCTAGCAATGAGCCGACAGAGTTCCAGATGAATGTCATTACATCCCGTTTATTTTTTCGATTAATTAGACGTTTGATTCTTTCAGTCATAGCAATGCACGCCTCTTTGTTTCATATAGCTTTCTAAGCTCTCGCAATTCGTCCTTTGTGTAATGCCTTGGTGTGTTATCGGTTTCTAAATTATCAACAGCCGCCTGTCCTATACGGGTAATTAAGCCAATACGATAATTAACATGGTTACCGCTTAAATAATTGTTGCAATGCTTACACTGTCCATGACAGTTATTTTCATCAAATCGTAAGTTTGGTGCTGATCCAACAGAACGATAATGCCCGGCGTCGTAGCCATTAGGTTTATCAGGCAGCGGATTGCCACAACTAATGCACGGCAAATATTTATCTCTTAATCTGATATAGGCATTAAATGCCGCTTGTGCCCGTTTAGTAAGCTGCGGGATAGTCTCTAATGCATGCTTGCGCGCTTTAATATTCGCCCGTTCTTTGCGTTTTGCTGCAGCCTGTGCTTTTTTGCCGTCTGTCTCGCGTTTTTTCTTACTCAGTGCTATTGCACACGCGGGACTGCAAACAACCTGCAGAGGGCGCTGTTTTTCAAATACCGAACTACACCAGCGGCATTTACGTTTGATTGTTTTATGCTTACTGTTTGCCACGATATGAATCCCAGTCAAAACCAAGAATAACTCCGCCGCCTTCCTTTATGCGGTCGTAAATTCGTTCACCTAGCGCAGCCTTGAGCTGGTCTTTGTTCAGGTTGCTAATAAAAATGGTCGGATTCATGTTCTGATAACGAGCATTAATAACATCAAACAACGCACGGCTTTCTGCGTCTGTGCCCGATTGAATGCCTACCTCGTCAACTATCAGCAGGTCGTAATTTCCAAAGGCTTCGATAACTTCCGTTTCTGAATATTTGGTGTTGTAGCTTTTTGATTCTCTAACCAGTCTGTTGATTTCTGAAACACTGGAAAATCTCGCTGTACCACCATAGTATTTAATGACACATAAAGCCACCGCACAGGCGAGATGTGATTTTCCGGTACCAGTATTACCCAGCATTGTCATACAGCGCCCAGAATGCCCCTGAGGCTCTTTAAATTCTTTTAAAAAAGCTACGACGCCGTTAAATACCTCTATTTGCTCTGGACTGCTCAATTGATAGTTTTTAAGCGTTTTACCTTGAAAGCGTTTAGGAATACCGGAATTGCCTAGAAGCTCATCAATCCGTCTGCTTTTGCGTTCTTTCTCTGCTTCCTCCAGCTTCTTATTTTCCTCTGTAATTCGCTGCTCTTTGCGTGCACGCTCACAGGCAGGGCAGTTTGTAGTCCTGCCGTTCTGGTATGTTGTTTGCGTATATTCGCCATGAATGCTGCATAGGGCTGTATTTTTCCCAGTCTCAACAAACTGAGGGAAATTAGCCAGAATTCCGCTCACTGTTGTCCATTCGTTTGTTTTTACCATGACAGCACGCCTCCTTCCGTATGTTTCGGAATGTCTTTAACGCTTGGCTTGGTTGATTGAGTTTGATTATGGCTTTCGAATAACCACGAAGCAGAAAACCCTTGCCAGTTTCTTTCTATGCATATGCGTAAAGCATTCTCAAGCGTTAACCCAGCCTTATTCGCTTCTCGTAGGATTCCTCTTAGCGCCGTCAGAGTGAGAGGTGCATTTTTTGCTTTGCGTATAGCAATAAAATCACTGGCAAGTTGTTCGTCTATGTTTTCAGCCAAGAGTAAATTTATGCCATAAACCCAAGTTTGCGGATTTTTGGTTTTTTTGTGTTTATTTATATTTTTATTATTTTTATTATTTTTATTATTATATATATTATTATTATATTTATTATATATATTATTATATATACTACATTCTTCACTTTTTTCACTATCAGAGCCCACAAAATCTGCTTTGCCATCTGTGTAATTATCTGATAATAAACATAAATTTTCCCCAATCGGGATTTTCCCTGTTAGGGATTTTCCCTGTTTGGGATTTTCCCCGTTAGGGATTTTCCCGATTGGGCTTTTTACCTCTTCGACTTCATTTTGATTGAGTATTTTAGTCGTATCATTGTCGATTTTAGCGGTCGCTACAAGACGCGGTGTGTCGTAGACAAAATAATCTACTTCACCGGTAGCTTTTCGCTCCATGATTACGTAACCGGCTTCTTTTAACTCTTTCAGCATTGCGTATAACGCGTCTGATTTTGAATGTTTCCGGCAGCCTTGGGTTTCATTTTCTAGATCTTTAACATTCATCGACCAGTCATCTGGCTTTGAAAGTAAAGTGCACAATAATCCTCTGGCATCAAAAGATAATTTACAGGGCTGCAAAATTTCATTATCAACCACCGTAAACGTATCCTCACGCCTCGCTCTAATTACAGCCATAACTTACCTCTGCTGCTTCTGCATCTTGGGACGTTGATTTAATACTCATATTTCACCTTAATTTAAGCTAACCAGTGAATAACGGGCGTATCGTTTCCCTGATATGTCATCTTTTATGATTAATGAATTGATGACATAGCCTTGCTGTCGTAAATCGTAGATACGCGCACCTAGTCTCAGGCAATTAAATTTGCGTAAAGCTTCTAAGGGCGTTAAAGCGTTACCTGCCTGTAGGTATTTCAGGATTTGTTCTGATTGGGAATCCATCATTAACCCTCTCAAATTATCTAAGTTCATGCATGGTTTTAATTGCAGCCATAGCAAGCCCTCATTTATTTCTTAAAAATTTGTATTTGAGCTTTATTGCGATAGGTATACCGCGTCTAGTCCAATTACTTACCCGTCTAACTCCATTAAGTGAATCAAACCCACACATTTGAGCGACTGCTGTTATGCCGCCAAGTTTGTGAATTAATTCTTTATCTTCTTGTGCACTCATAGCTCACCTGTAGTTTTAGTTTTTTTTAATTAAACACGATGTTTTGACTTTTGACAACATTTTGATTAATTTTAATCAACGTTGTGCTATAATTTGTTTAACAACGTGATGTTTAAATGTGTAACAATTAGGGAGTTAAACAAGTAAATAGACGAGTTAGCATGGATAAAAAAATGCACGAATCAGCGGTAAGACTTTATGAAGCTGTGGCAAAAAAATACAACCTACACAAGCAAAGTGAATTAGCCAATATACTTGGAGTTGTTCAACAATCGATTTCGAACTGGGAAAAGAGAGGAATTTCAAAACAAGGATTACTGCTGATTCAGAAAAAATTAAAAATAAATGCGGATTGGTTGGCTTCGGGAGTGGGTGATGAATTAATTAGTGATAATGTAAACGACGGAATTAATAAACAATCTAATATAGGATTATATGGTGATGTATTTCTGTATGATGAAAATTCGCCTCTTTCAGGAGAGTATGTGATGGTACCGCTATATCATGATACTTATGCACTAGACACAAACACGGGTATTTATGCTTATCAATTTAATCAATCTGATTTTAAATTGCCATGCTCCAAAGAGTTATTGAAAAAAGTGGGCGTTCAAAAAGAAAATGTAGTGTGTATGACTGTTACCGGTAGTAGCATGGAACCTGTTTTAAAAGATGGCTCGATTGTCGCTATAGATACATCAAGCAAAATCATTAAGGACGGTAAGATTTATGCGATTAAACAAGGGAATCTTGTGAGAATCAGAAAATTATATAGAGTAGCAAGTGATACCGTAAAAATTAGCTGTTACAATCAAGAAGATAAAGCATATTCTGATGAATTAGTAAAAATAGATGAGATAGAGATCATCGGTGTAGCTTTTTGGTGGTCAGTAGTTCAAAGCATTTAAAATCAAATATATGCATTATCCAAGCCGCGTTAAGCGGCTTTTTTGTTGTTCTGAAAACAAAAAAACAACACCAAATCAACAAAACGGCAAAATTAAATAATTCATAAAAACAACATATTGTTTAAAAAAATAAAACAAATTTAAAAAATATGTTGTTTTAAAATACAACATAGCGTTTAATATATTCGTCAAAACGATTTAATCAACTCAGTTGATTAGTTTTATTCACAGCATTATCCGCATCGGCTCAGGGCAGCGGAATATAAAAGCCCGAGGCAAGTTTGAAAGCTTGCTGGCAAGCCGTTAAGCCCTAGCGGGCAGCCAAAACAAAATTGGTAAGTTCATGTAGGACTTACAGACAGAAAAGTCTAAAAATCCAAAGAACTTTATGAAAGGACATAGATTTAAAATATTAAAAATATTAATTTTGTAGTTTATATCTGGATGACAAATTCCCAGATATACCAGTTTAAAAAATGAATTAATCAATTTAAGCACATTCAACTGAGTGTGCTTACGTGGATTAATCAAGATGTATAACACTATTTAACCTTTGTTATGTGCTGTGCTAACATTTCCATAATATATATCAAAGGGAAAATAATGGACTTTAAAAACTTATATGCGCTTTTAAATATAAAGCCGACAGCATCACAATCAGACATTGCCAAGGCAATGAGACAAGCTGCACAGCAACAGACAATCACTTTAGATGATTTAAAGCTGTGTAAACAATATCTTTTAAATGAAGAGGAACGCACTAAATACGATGAACGTTTATTTGCCGCACACCCGGAACTTTTAGCCCCTCCGCCTGAACCAAAACCGGAACCAGAACCGGAACCAGAACCGGAAAAAGCAGAAGAAGCTAAGTCATTAGCACCAGCAAAGACAAAACAGGGCAATAAAAAACTGTATCTGATTTTGGCTGCTGTAGCCGCTGCTATTGCGCTAATTGCCGGTACAGTAGCTTATTTCAAACATTTTAAACCCATTGCAGAAGCAAAAGAGGCGGTTAGAGATTTATTGAAAGACCCTGATTCAGCTAAGTTTTATGATGTTGAAAAGGTTGTAAATACTCATGCCAAAAAGGTATCTATTTGTGGACAAGTAAATGCGAAAGCTACTGCTGGTGGTTATGCTGGTAAAAAGATGTTTCTATATAGCACGGAAACAAAACGAGCCTTGATAATTCCAGCAACTAAACCAAAGGAACTAATAGAAGAATTTTCTTATAGTTCTTTATATAAAGCCGCTTGTTTAAATGTCGATCCAGAGAAAATAAATGCGGATATGGCAACTTATAAAGATACTTTGGAAAAATTAGTGTCTTTGCAACGTCAACGGCTCAATGCCAGCAGTGATGAGGAACAAGAGAGATTGGATAAAGCTATAGCGACCACGAAAGCAAAAAGTGAAGAAGAATGGGAAAAAATTACGATTTTTACAGATAGTGATGACGATTGATTCAGTTATCACAGCATATGAATAAGTAACAATGTAGTAACACAAGCCAGCTATTAGCTGGCTTTTTTAATAGGTTAAAAAGTAGAGGTTATTGATTATGGATTTAAATTATAAGCGCAAAGGCAAAAAAATCGTCCTAACAGTTTCACAAACTGAATTTTACAGACAACCAAGCAAAAAAAGATCACCTAATGCAATTCATTGCGGAAGCATTAAAAAGAGAACCAAAGTAATTAGCCGCGTGACATTTCCGGATTTTGATACGGCACTGGCGTACGGCAATCAACTTTATTTAAGGAGCAAACATGAGTGCTAAAGAACGCGACTTCGCAAAAACAGTATGGGATACATTATCCCGTGCAGATATTCAAAAATTCATTTTTTATAAAAATGGTATCTTGCCATATTTGCCTTGGGCTGTGGCATGGCAAATACTAATGCATCATTTCCCGTTATCAAATTATGAATTTGGCAAGATTCATTATTATAGTAATCGAACCTGTGAAGTCTCTGTAACTGTAACCTGTAAAAATGGTACTGAAACACTTACAAGAAGTATGACACAGCCAGTTTATGATGATCACTATAACTCAATAATCAATCCAACCTCTGCGCAAATTAATATTGCAAAAATGCGATGTCTGGCGAAATGCATTGCTATGTTTGGATTAGGTATAAGTCTATATTCATCAAATGAATCATTTAACTCAAGACATGAAGAAGCCTTTACTGAACAAGTTCAGACTTTTTTAGATGAATTATCCACCCTTAATACAAAAAATGAGGTTATGACATGGTTTAACAATAAACGGAATACTCCCGATATAAACAAGGAAACTCTCAAATACGCTATTAAGGCGCGTGAGATTAAATTATCACAACTGAATAAAGAGGCTGAATGATGGAACAAGGTACAAAAGAATGGTTTGCTATTCGCTTGGGTAAAGTAACTGCCAGCAGAGTTGGAGAAGTCTGTGCTAAAACCAGAACTGGCTATAGTGCGCAGCGTGCTAATTATATGCTTGAACTATTATGCGAACGATTAACAGGCAATAAAGAGGATAAATATATCACTGCAGCCATGCAACGCGGAATTGACTTAGAACCGTTTGCACGTGTTGAATATGAAATTCAAAGCAAAAATGTCGTTACTAAAGCAGGATTTTATAATCACCCCACTATAGAAGCCTCTGGCGCTTCACCAGATGGGTTAATAGGTGATGATGGTTTAATTGAAATTAAATGTCCTAACTCTTCAACACATGTGCAATTTTTGCAATCTGGAAAACCAGATAAAAAATACATAATGCAGATGCAGTGGCAAATGGCCTGTACTGGCAGAAAGTGGTGTGACTTCGTTAGTTATGATGACCGCTTCCCAGATAATCTGGCTTATAGATGTATAAGAATAAACCGCGATGAGGAAGCGATAATAGAAATTGAAAAAGAGGTTTTATTGTTCTTAGATGAATTACAAGAACTAGAGAACACTTTAAACGCCGCAAAATTTGCGGCTTAATTTTTACATAGGAGTTTATAAAATGTGGTTTAAACAACTTACAGCCTGGAGGCTGCCGGATATATCAAAGATTAGTAATATTGGGTTGTTAAATAACTGCCTCCATGAATGCAGACATAAGCCTATTACAGAAATGAGTTGGAATAGTATCGGATTTATTCCCATGCTTAACTCATCATCAAATACCGATACGTATGCATTAAAGGTACAGGATACTGTCCGTATTTGCCTGAAAATAGAGGAAAAGGTATTAACCAGCTCGATGATTCGCGGTGTTGTAGATGAAAAAATAGCATTTATCGCACAGCAGGAGGATCGCAAAGTTGGCAGAAAAGAAAAGGCAGAAATTAAAGAAGCCACTATTGATGAACTTTTGCCGCGTGCCCTTACTAAAATCAGCACGATAGAAGCTGTTATTGATCTAAAAAACCGGCTCCTGTTCGTGAATAATGCTACATCTTCAAAAGCAGAAATAGTATTAAACTGTTTACGTGAGGCATTAGGAGGCCTTGCAGCAAACCGCCTTTTAGTAAATACCCCATTAACACGAATAATGACCGATTGGCTGTTAGCTGGTCATGTACCGCATAGTTTTATTTTTGATTCTGATTGTGAATTAAAAGGCGTGGGAGATTCAGCCCCAACAATCCGTGCCTCTAATCAGATTCTTACAGATGATGAAATTATCAATCATGCTCGGGATGGGAAAATAGTCACTCAATTAGGCTTGCAATGGCGAGACAATGTCAAATTTATATTGTCTCAGGATTTCACTTTAAAACGAATTCAGTTTTTAGATTCGATTCAGGAAGATGCCGCCCAAGATGCGGATAATTTTGAGCAAGCCAGAAATGCTTCACAGATATTGATGACAGATGCTTTATCAACTTTGATTAATGAGATTGCAGAAATTGCAGGCGGCTGGCTTGAAAACCAAAAGGACGAATTTACCGGCCAGCTTTTTTCATAACCTGATTAATCAATGCTAATAAGCAGGGTAACAATATGAATATGATATTAAAGATAACCGCCTGTGCGGTTTTTTTTATTGCCGGCTGTGGCGCATATAAAAATATGGAGTCATGGAGCGTTACTGAAATAACAAAAACGTTAAGTGACGGCCGTACAGTCGTTTGTTTAATGGCTGGTAGCGGGTTGTCCTGTGACTGGTTTAATGCACCGCTGGTACCGTCAACCTATCCGCTTCAGTACGAGTTTGACAACTACGAACAGGCTAAACCATGAATGTAATTGTGTGCGGCGGTCGTAATGTTTCAGGCGATGCTTTTCGCAAAATTGTTACTCAATCGTTATATGCAATTCATTCCGGAACGCCTATTGCTAATCTGATTGACTCCGGCGCGTCTCATGATGTCGCTAATTTAGCGCGTGAATGGGCAAGAGTTCACGATATCCAGACAAAAAGCTTTAAAGCTGATTTTAGACGTTATAAGGGCAATTGCGGAAGCAAACGCAATACCACAATGATTGATTATGCTTTAAATCATGACGCCCTGAATGGCCAACAAAATTCAGTCATGCTTGTTGTTTTTAAGGATAAACATAATCGCGGCACTAAGGACATTATCAGGCAGGCTACAGCAGCAAATATCTATGTATGGACAGTTGAAATATAAAAGGAGTAAAGACAAATGGATACTATCGAAACACGCAAACAAAATGAGCAGGCTTTAAAGTTTGAGCTTGTTTATTCATATTATTTTGAAAAATTCATGAATAAATTTTATTCACGGCTTGATAAGCTAATATTATTTATTCTGATGGGTTTGGCTATCATTACAATAACCGGCACATCTAATGTTGTGATCATTGGCTCAATATCCGCTATCCTGATATTCGTTTTAATTGTCTCTCAAGCCGGCGCCCGTGCTCAGGCGACTAAAACCATATACCAAGAGTATTTAAAACTGTATCAGAATTTCGATAACGTAGATATAGACACCATTAAACGACGGTTTAGAGCAATTCAAGAGAAAGATAACGAAGAAATTAACTGCCTTGCCTATCCTGCCTATGCAGCGACTGTGGAGCATTTAGGAATGACTACGGATTATGGTTATAAAGAATTACCCAGAGGATTAAGCACGCTTGAAAAACTGTACGTATTGTTTATTGATGAAACAATAGAGTATGGATTTAAAAAAGAATCTAATCCGGCCGCCTAAGCCAAACAGCGGCAACGTTATCGCTAATCCAAGCCAGCTAATTGCTGGCTTTTATTTTGAAGAATAAAAATGGATACTGAACTTGAATATATATGTTTACGGTCATCTTACCCTGTTGGTCAAGCCTATTATCGTTTAGATTTAACCAATAAACTTGGTTACGATGAAATTATATGGCTTAACTCCCCAGAAAATCTCCGAGACGCATCTCTGAATGTTGTATTTTCTGAAATAAGAGAAGTACAACAGAATCAAATGTTAATTATTAATTATCTTTATTCAAACAAAGAGAAATTTAATTTTATAACAGAGGAACCGCAAGATGGAGAATACGTCTGGGTTAGTGACCTTTTCTATGAGGGTTTTGCGAGCTTCTTTGAATATGATTCAAGTTGGGATACGACTAAACAAGCATTTAAAAATCATATTTTATTTACAACCGCAGATGGAGCAGCTAAAGCCACTAAGAGCATAATACAAATTCTAAGGAGAGAGGCAGCAAGAAAGCGTTTTAAACCTCTTACTAAAACACCACCAAATGGGACTATCGTATTTGTGGCCGATGTTCTGGCGGAAGAAGGTTGGACATTCATTATTTATAAAGATATAGAGATATGTAACCGTTTGCTAAAAGCTGGGCTTTTATTTTCTACTGCGGAAGGAGCTAAACTGGCAACTACAGCAATGAGGCAATTAATTAACCCGCCAATACCAGACACGACGAAAGAACCTGAACCAGATAAACAATAACTAGCCAGCTAACCGCTGGCTTTTTAAATGGAGGCCCCATGCTTACGTACGGAAGTGTATGCAGTGGTATTGAAGCTGCCAGCGTAGCTTGGGAGTGTCTGGGCTTTAAACCGCTGTGGTTTTCAGAAATTGAGCATTTCCCCTGCGCTGAACTGGCTCATCACTGGCCGGATATACCTAATCACGGGGATATGGCAATACTGGCAGACAGAATACTGAACAGAGAAATACCAGCACCAGACATTCTTGTAGGCGGTACACCCTGTCAGGCGTTCAGCGTTGCCGGTTTGCGTCAGTCCTTAAATGATGAACGCGGCAACTTAACTCTTGAGATGGTTAGGATATTAAATGCAATTGACACTATTCGAAGACAAGACGGAAAACAGCCCGCTATCCTTGTATGGGAAAACGTCCCCGGAGTACTGTCCACAAAAGATAATGCACTGGGATGTTTTCTGGGAGCGATTGCCGGAGAGGACATACCAATACAGCCGGCAGGGAAAAAATGGACAGGTGCAGGTTTTGTGTCTGGACAAAAACGCAATATCGCCTGGCGTACCCTTGATGCTCAATTTTTCGGAGTGCCCCAGCGACGCCGTAGAATCTTCCTTGTCGCAAGTGCTCGAGAAGACATCAGTGCCGCAAAAATACTATTTGAGCCCCAAAGCCTGTGCTGGAATACTGAGGCGAGCGTCAGCAAAGAAGCAGAACTTGCCCGAACGGTTACGACACGCTTTGGTATGCGTGGCGATGCATTCAAAGAAACATACGTCTTAACTCAGACTGGCACCACAGTAAGCGGAAACACTATATATCCGACATCACTTGCCAGGAAGAGTGCAAAATTATGGCTAGGTAATCAAGAAGCATTTAGTGGTGATTACTATGTGATTAACTCTAATATCATTAACAAAACAGATAATTCT